TTAATCTTCCTTATATTCTATAACATCCTCTATCTTGCAATGAAGAGCTTTGCAGATTCTATCTATCTGCTTTAAGTTGACTGGCTCATTCTTTCCCATGCTTGCCATGGTTCCGTAGCTGAGTCCAGTGGCATTTTTTAAATCTTCCTTTTTCATCCCTTTATCAATTAAAGTTTTCCAGAGTGGATTGTAGGATATCATCGTCAATCTCCCCTCTTTTCTTTATACATCTTATACAAGCATATGAGAATTCCTACGGAAACAACGATCTTAGTAATATCTAAAATAATATTTATCATATAGACCTCCATTTCATTTGACATGTGTTATTGTGTGCTGTATATTAAAGTTGGATTCAGGGGAGCTCTGACCTCCCCGTTTCCTAACTGAATGTTTTGATCAAGTCTACAATGGCTTGAATCAAATTCAAGATTGCGGTTATGAAGACTAATTTTGCGAGCAGCTCTTCATGACCGCTTTCTTTTTTTGGCTTCTTTCGATTTTGATTCATTTTATCACCTCCTGTTCTTTATGTTATTATTATATCTCTTTTTCTCTATTATGTCAATGTTTTTCTTCAATTTTTTAGAGATTTTCTTCAATAAACTATTGACATGTGCGGTACATATGGTAATATACAAACATAAACAGCAGAACAAACATTCGCATAGACGGTGCGAGGTTTGAGAGATAATAGGAGGAAAATAATATGTCAGAACTTTTAAAGAAACAGAAATTTGGAGTCGAGGTAGAATTTACAGGAATAACAAGAACCATGGCCGCTGAGGCTGTTGCAGAAATCCTCGGAAGTCATGCCGCCGGACCTGATCGCACTTGCTATCGTACTTATACGATTCGAGATAGCAAAAGAAGAATTTGGAAAGTAATGAGAGATTCAAGTATTTGTCCAGTTAGAAAAGCGGGACGTGAATTGATGGATGAATATAGAGTTGAATTTGTAACACCACCTCTTAATTATGAAGATATTGAAGCACTTCAGACAATAATCCGTAAATTTAAAGAACTCGGCGGGGTTTCTCATAGCAGTTGCGGAATACATATTCATGTTGATGGCGCAAACCATACAGCCACTTCTCTCAGAAGATTGGTAAATTTCTTTTTCAGCAGACAAGAAATTATCTATGATGCTCTTGCAGTGGGAAACAGAAAAGACAGATGGTGCAGGCCGGTATGTAAGGATTTACTGGATACAATGAAAAAAGAAAAGGATCTTGATACAAGAAAAGTTGAAGAAATCTGGTACAGCAGTGCGAACGATCAGTATCATGGTGGTATTGACCATAGTCATTACAATTCAACAAGATACCACGCCCTGAATCTTCACAGCTTCTTCCAGAAAGGCACAGTCGAATTCAGACTTTTTAATAGCACTCTTCATGCCGGAAAAATCAAAGCCTACATTCAGTTTGTTCTCGCTCTTTCAGCATGGTCTATTGAATCTTCTGATAAGATAGTATTTCGATCAATGGCAGGATATACTGCAAAGAAAAAAGTCACTTTAATGTATAATATTTTGACAGACCGTCTAGGACTTTATGGAGATGAATTTAAGACTTGCAGATTTCATATGATGAAGCAGCTTCGAAAAAATGCAGAAAATCTTAATGCAGCATAAAACTTTATGGCAAAAAGAGAGGGAATTCCCTCTCTTTTTTGTAGATTGTTGCAGCAATCTACTTTGTGTCGCTAGATTTCTGGGTTCCCTGGCGTGTATGGGTTATAGATGTTTCCTTGTTTGGTACCCTTATAATCAATTCGTCCAGCTCACAATTTAATGCTTCACAAATTAAATCAAGGTGTTCAAGGCTGACCCTTTCTGTGAGCTCGTGGTACAACTCATTGATGGTATTGGGTCTGATTCCAGTTGCCCTCGCCAGATCTGCTTGAGTAAGTCTTAACTCTCCCAGCTTTTTCGACAGTAAAATTTTAATCATGCCATTGCTCCTCCGTTATAAATTACCACTTTATGGTAATACATGACGGAATTTGTTAGATTATATCGTTTTCTGCTATATCCTATCGAATTTACGCCAGAAATTTAACTGTGTGAAGCTCGTTTATCCTATCACACCAGATGTAGAAAAAATAGCGGTAATATATGGAAGGAATTATCATTGACTATACCACGCATTGTGTGGTATTATTTCATTATGAAGGAGGTAACAATTATGAACATTACGGAAATGAGAAATTACATAGGAGTCTCCAGAGCGGAGTTCTCAAGGAGATACAACATACCGATTAGAACGCTCGAGTCATGGGAAGCAGGAGTTCGAACTCCACCGGAATATGTTCTGAATTTATTAGAAGAGTCCGTCAGGAGAACAGATATCATAGAAGTAACATTTGTATATGATACGCTTCTGGGAGAAGGCAAGATCCACCCATGGTCTAAAGATTTGGATGACCAATGCGGCGCCGATCAAGCATCATATATGACTATATTAAGCACAGTTGATAGGTTTCGGGAGAGGTATCCTAATTGCGAATGGGAAGACGAAGATATAGATTATATTGACGCAATAGAAGGTTTTGCTACGAACCTCTTAATAGCAACGTTGGGAAAAGGAGAGGCGAATGAGTAGAGGAAACGGTACTGGCTATATCCCAGATAAGAGTAATTTAAAGTCGAGCACTCGTGCACTAGCATTAATTTAATTGCGTTTCTTCTTGACATACCACCAAATTGGTGGTATTATATAATCATCAAAGGAACGGAGGAAACAGAAATGAAGAAATACAACTTATCAAAAATCATGAAAAGGGCATGGGAACTGGTTAAAAAGTCAGCATTAACTATATCCTCCGGTCTTAAGAAAGCATGGGAGGAAGCGAAAACAATGGAACAAAAATTAGTTGAACTCGTCGGAAGCCCAAAACAGATTGCATGGGCTGAAGATATAAGAAAAAACATGATTTCGTATTTATCTGCTCTCGTTAGAAAATACGAAGCTGAAGACAGACCTGCTCGCGCAGAAAAAAGAGCTAAAGATATGGAGATTCTTAGCAACATCAAAGAAGCTTCATGGTTTATCGAAAATCGCAGTTATGCCGTATATTCTACAAATTATGATTCAAACGATTTAAGCGAATTAATGGCGAACCGAAATGAAATGAATTTATATGAGCGTATACATAAATATGTCAAAGAACATTGATAGAAAGGGGGACGAAATGTATGTATAAATATAATCAATCTGAATTTGAATCCATGATGGATGAATTAATGCATGATTTCAAGAAAGGCTGTGGAAAATCTGAAGCCGAACTTGATGTAGCTTACAAAATCTTAAATCCCTCTCCTGTCGGTGGGTTTGTCGACAGCCTCGTTAAAATGGATAAAGATTATAGCACGAATCTATGGGAGATCAAGCGAAAACAGATCAAAAGTTTTATACCTGAATGCGACGGATACCAGTTAGACGATATCGTGGCCTATTGCCGTGCGAAATTCTTTAAAGAAGAAGTCGATCGTATCATATATGATAATTCTATCGCTGAAGAATGTGATGTTTGTGTATATGCGGACGGTACTATATTAAGTCCGGAATGGCCATATTTATGTGCAAAAGTATATGTGAGTATTAAATGGATTGACGAAAATAAAACCACTTACACCCGTATTTTCCCATCCGCGGTAGGATTCATGTCTTACAAAACAAAAGGATCTATGGAAGATGATCTGAAGCAAAAAGAAAATATGTCCACCATGGAAATGCGTGAACACTTAAAGATATCCCGAGCAGAATTCTCAAGGAGGTACAACATACCGGTTAGAACGCTCGAAAACTGGGAATCCGGAAAAAGCAAATGTCCGGATTATGTGAGACAGTTGTTAGAGCGAGCTGTCTTGGAAGATTGCGAAGTGAAATAGGAGGCGTGTAAAATGATTAAGAGAGTAAAACTTGAAACCATTTACAAAATGGCTAAAGAAGATAACGAGAAAATAAAAGAACGTAAACTTTTCCCGGACGGATGGGATGAAAAAGTCTACGATTATTATAACAAATTGTCGAAAGAATCTTCCGACGTTGAAATGTTCATGGAATTTCTGGGCGGTGAAGATTCGCCGCTAGAAATGGCATACGCATACAGGAGAAACATGTATATCATGCTGTACACAATGAATGCAACAGATACGATAGCATTTGTGGATGGCGAATATGATATATTCTACATCGTATCAAAAGACGGCGACGATTATAACAGCTGGGAGTGGTGTTTCACAAACAATATTGACCCGATCAAATACAGGGGTGACGACGGAGACGAACCGGTCCCGGAATGGCTCATAAAAAAATGCGAAGAAAAGATAGGGGAGGAATAATATTATAAAATATAATTAGCGGTTTATTCAAAAGGAACTCCGTCTTTATAGAGTTCCTTTTGATGTGATATATTTTAATGTGATTTTAGAAGGCACCGTCTGTTAAATCAACTTCTTGAAGTATCCAGCTGGGACGAACTCCCTTACGAATCCTTCGTCATTTGGATACGGAATCCGGATGAAGTACCATCTTTTTCCCTTTACGGTTTCGGTGTATTTCATCACATCTACAACCGCATTCTTTTTAATCACTGGGAACATTTTAGCTTGAGTTTTGCCAGCTGCACTATAGCACTTGCAATCCTTTGTGAATCTGGCTACATAGGCTACTGTGTTCTGTTTCTTCTCTGTGTCAGAAGCAGAGAAAATATTCCCTCTATACCTGAGCACACAATTCCAAGGATAATTCCGATAGCTCCGGATCAAAAACTCCTTGCCAGTCTGATCTCCCGGTTTACCTCCATGAGCGGTACCTTTCTCGTTAATTGAGGCTTCTACCTCTTTGCCATTTCCACAATACATGGCTACATGATGCGCTTCATTCAGCAGCACGTCTCCTCTGAGTAGACCAGATCCGGTTGCTACGTTAACTTTGCTCGTTACGTCTACAAATCCATTTTTCAGGAATACGTTCTTCATATCTCCTGTGTATGTAGCGCCACCAGACTTAACTGGAACTCCGGCGTTCTGCCATGCCTGAATTACAGCGGAGGAACAGTCGTAATCTCCTTTTTCTCCCCAGCGGTAGTCCTGATCGTAACCGTGAGAATCATCTTTCGCCCATGTCTCCATCTGCCTTATTGCTTTTTCTGTTTTTGTCATTGCTGCATCTTCCTTTCTTTCCGCAGTCACAGCATAATTCCTAATCATGCTGATTACCGCTTTCTGTCTGTCTGTGTAATCTCCTACCTGGTTCGGCGTCGAGTCTGCCGGATCCTTACATAACGTTATATAAATCTTGTCTGCAGTGTACGGTTCCGGAGTTTTAGACAAGATTCTTTTCAATGCGTCAAAGCCACCCTGGTGCAGGACATTAATACATTCCATCATTGCGGAATCCGGCATGGATCCGTATGTTTTTTCGATGCTCTTCGCATATGTCTGTATCTGATCTTCCATATATTTGTCCTGGCATTTCTTCCCCAGATTAGTGCTAATAATGCTGATAATGCACTGACCTTTCGCAGATTCCGCTGTTACGGCGTATGTATCCCAGCTCTTCATCAGCAGGTCTTTTTCCATACCTGCATTATCCATGTCTTTGAATAGCTTCGGGTTTGCTCTCTGAATCCGGTATAACAGTTCTTTTGCTTCTCCTGCGTACCACTGGCCCGCACCGATCGTAATAGCTTTTTCATTGCTACAGTTCGCTCCGACCCCGGCAAAGCAGGAATAATCCTGCTTACCATATACCTGATCTCCGGATTCCACTGCGTACAGTATTTTTCTCAACACAGTTATATTTTGCTTATCCATAAGTCCACCTCACAAAAAAGAAGCCTTAAAACAGGCTCCTAACTACTCGTTCTTATTCGGGAGTTTGATCTGTCCAAGTGACTGAATGACTTTATCATATCCAACCATTGCAGACAGCCATGAAAGCAGGATCAGCGCAATAAGGTATACTGCCATCTTGCTGTTGATCTGTGCATCCATCAAAATAATATATCCACTTCCTACAAGCAGGGACAAAACTACAGCCACCCCTCCTGCAAGGAAATTTGCCTTGTAGGTTTTTTTTGACTCTTCAAGCAACTTCTTAATACCTTCAGTCACTAAGCCGGTAAAGATTGATACAATCATAAGCAACAATAAAAAGCATTCTAACGTCATAAATTATCCTCCTCATCTATGTTCCCGACATTCATGTCGGATTCATTTTGTTCTCGTCCTTCTTTTTCATCCTGTTTCTGCCATTTCCGATCCTGCTGTTTGTCTTTGTTTGTCCGGATCCAGCCGCATATGCCACACTCTCCAATCGTTGCCGCCACAACTGCGCAGGCATATGTTTCCGGCATGCTATCACACTGTCTGTACAGCAAGATCATCTGCCAGTTGAACCATATAAAAAAAGCGCCGACAAACATCAGCACCAGGTTCAATGTTCCGACTTTCTTTATCGCCGAAACTATCTTTTTTAATCTTTTTTTCATTTTACCTGCCGCCTCCAGTGTTTACAGAAAAGAATGTTCATCACTACATTTATCATAAATCTTCCTGATATTCGAAATCGAATGAACTGCTTTTCCATTTGGAAAGTGAGGATGATCGCTACAATAATTTTCATAAGTATCAATATCTTCAATAATCTGGTCAAAATGTTCCTCTGTATGTTTTACATCATGCTTAACCTCATCATTAAATCGAATAATTCTGTAACGTGCATTCTTAGCGTTTCCCTCCTCGATTTTGTCCATGACTTCTTTATTCAGTACGCGACCAATTGATCGTCCCAATGCCGTCCAAGGATTTACCTTGATTGGTGCTACCTGTACTAATGTAAGAACAACAAAAAGGATTCCCCCGCCAGCTTCCAAAATCTCTTTTAACGTCATTTCAATACCTCCGTATTTAATTTCTAAAACTTCTATATTGCTCTTACGGCGGGCTTCTTTGGCTACACATAGTTTTACCTCCATTAAAAAAAGAGCCTGTTGTGGCCCTTTTTACATCATCAATTCTTCATCATCTGCTTCGACATACTTTCTGCAATGAAATTCTAACGTATCCATATCACGTTCAATCTCATCAAGGGTTCTTTCGCTCGCACCCTTATTAAGCAGCAGAAGATCATAAATCAATGACCATTGTTTACTTATTATCTGCAGTTTCGTCATTCTTCTTTTGCCAGTTCTCCCATTCCGGAATCTTCCAGGATTTCTTTTACCTTTGCTTTCAGAAGTCTCGGTACCTCTGCATAAGTTTTCTTTCCAAGCATAATCTGCTGTGCCCATAACATTGCAATCATTTCTTTTCCTCCATCATTCTGTAATAATATAATAAGGTTGTTCAACAGTTTCATCATTACTGATATACCAGTTCTGACATCTCAAGAACGCAACTTGTAAGCATTTCGTTCGAAGCTTGCAGTTCCTCTAATTTCTCTTCCAAGCTCTTTTCAACTTCCGGAACATAGGACATATATTTCGCAGGAGATGCCCTTACCGTTTCTTCGTTGATCTTATCTGCAGACTCCCTGAACTGGTGATAATCATATTCATACATCATCTGCTTTGCAGAGTCTTCCATCTGTCCCTGTTCAATTGTCACTTTCTGCTCATTCAGGCACAGCGTGACATCTACCATGCCATTATTGACAGGCTGCCAGCGCACTTCTGGCTGACGTTCCATATATTTCGCTTTTTGCATGTTTGCTGATCCTCCTTTTTGCAGCTGTGCAAACAGCATCAATGTTATATTTTCCCTTGGCGTATTTAGAATCGGTATGTTTGAACCATCCATAATAACTTGTACATTTATAAGCGGTCTGTAACGGGATTTCCATTTTATTTTTCATACAGTACCAAGCAACAGAATACGCTTTCCTTGCCCGTAGAAAGATCTTGCTACGGATTTCTGTGTGTTCCCTATAAATTACATAGCCCATCATGTCTATTGGCTTACCTCGCCTTTCTGCCTTATCCTTTTCTCTGTAACTATCGTATTTTTTTCCTGTTTTAATACGATAATCAATCGGGAATAGGTCTGCATCCGGTTTTATTGTGAGTCCGTACTCTTTCAACAGGTACTTTTCTAACGCCCGAGCTGCCCTCTTAACATCAGCTTCCCGGGCTCCTATGAGCAAAATATCATCCATATACATGATACAAAAATATACAAGTCTTTTGCTTTCGGTAGCTCCATCACGGTGTTTCCTGACTTTATGTAAGCCAAGAACATACACATAAGCTTTCGCAAGATAGTAATTACAGAGAAACTGGGATAATCCTGATCCTATATTAAGTCCCTGCTTGTAGGTTCCTATTAAGAAATATACAAGATATAGCAGGACTTCATTTTTTACATCATGTTCCAGCATTCTTTTTAGCTTGCGGGTATCTACAGATGGATAGCACTTTTTTACGTCACCTTTCCAAGCGTACCGAGACATGCTGTATTTCTTCCGGATCTGGTGCTCTATTGCTTTCTTTCCGCCGAGCTGTCCTTTTCCCTTAATGCTTGCGTACTGATGGTATCCCAGCTTTCGCCTCCAGAGTTCATCCAAACCTTCACTGGCTATTTCATCCAAAATCAGCTGTTTTACGCTTTCTACACCGATTTCTCGGATTTTTCCATTGACCCCATCTTGTCTCCAACTGTATTGAATAGGTTCTACTTTCAAACACCGGTTCTGGATTTCATAGCGCAGGCTTTCTGCAACTGTATGGACCAGACCAGATACCATGAGATCTCTTTCGTCTGTGTCCCGAAGCAATCGTTTCATAGCCTGCAAACTCATTGAGCTTGTGCGACCATGCAGATACTTTGCCACATCTGACCGTTTCCATTTTTCGTCAAGTGCTTCGTAAATTGAATCTTCAATAAAATCATCTGCTAAAATATTTACATTCTTGCAGCATTTCTTCATAAAGGCATTTTCCTTTCTGTGTGATTCAGGGACTTTCGGTTGTCTACTAGCCCCGGCTGACAGCGCACCTGCCAGTCTCCCCTTCCCACTCTGCAGATGTCAATCTACTTCATGAGAAAGGAATGGCCTTTTATCACGTATTTCGGGTATTCCCAAGTATAGGCTTCTTCAGCCGGCTTATGAGGTCAAGTATCAAATTTTTTATCACAGAAATTGTCGCGAGGATGTTCCACCAGGTATTCGTCAGGCCATTGTTGCCATTCACGTACGACGGGCCAGCGATGCCGCCGTTGTTCAGATTGCCGCGCCGGAGGAGCTCCCGGACCCCATAAGTCCTTATATTATATTTTTTGTTACTTTAAACCGTCTGTATTTTCATACGGTTAAATTCATCATTTTAAAATCATTTGTAGCCATTGGAGGGGACAGCCCCTCTGTCAGGCTGTCGCCTGCCATTCACCCCGTACGGCGTTAGGAGAAAGGGTCGCGAGGAAGTCCCACCAGGCAGCCGTCAGGCCAATGTGGCCAACCACGTACGACGGGCCAGCGAAGCCGCCGTGGTCCAGATCGCCGCGCCGGAGGAGCCCCCGGGCTGACTTTTGGCCAGCCGAAGGAGTACTTCCTGTATGCCATCCATCTGCCCAATAAGCTTTATCGCCACCGCCATATGTCACTGGATACATAACTCCTTTACCAAAATCAACCATCTGCTCTTTGATAAATTTCCACGCATTGTCCGTTGCAGGAAAACTTCCAACTTTTGCATACGAACTAATTATTGTATCTGTATTAGTTGTTAACAATCTGGCATCATCACATCTATAATACGTACAGCTCGTATTTCCATCAGAATCTGTCTCTATAATATGAACAGAGTTTCCAGATACCGAAAGGCCTCCCGGCATAATCTCAATGCCATTAATCTTGCAGATATTCTTTCCATCTGTGTTAGATACTGGACTTCCATCGTAACCTTGTACGGAATCAGTGGATCCTGTCTCCCAATGCATTGCACTTACCTTATAAGTAGTTGCAGTTGTAAATGGAGCAGGCACATCCAACACTAAGGCACTATATGTATCGTCTACTTTCTGAATGGCTGTAATTTTTGCGCTATCAACGATATTGTGCATATAATTATTGCCTCTATCGAAGTTAGTGTTCGAACCTGGATTTCCAATGCTGACCGACGAACCAACAACAAAATAATTCGCCTGATCTTTTGTGAGAATTACTCTCTTTGCATTCTCTTCAGCAACCGCAATATTATACTGACTACTGTAAGCTGTGCATCCTCTCATATAGGCCTGCAGATCTTTTGTTCCGTACTTAATCATTGTCAACGCCAGAACCCATGCGGCATCAACATCTGTTTCAAAGCAGTATGCCGGACCCTGTTTTCTTGCATAACCGTAATTTGCATAGGACGGTTTGCTGCGAATAGGTTTTCCATTTGACACATATGGTACTCCGTCGATCTCGACTGCTGCACCTTTGGGATGGATCATCCAACCCTGCACCGTGCCATCTGGCCGGACACATTCCTGCATAGGTCTGTAACCTTCCTTTTTTCTCGGAAGCATGGACCAATGGTGAAGCCAGCCGTTGTCCTCAGCGTTTCTCTCTTTTTTGTAGTAGAGTCCCATGTTAAGGACACCTCTATTGATTTTTCCCGTAGTTTTGTATCCAGGCATTCCTTCAATTGCAGTAATCTTCTGGTTTCCATCATCATCAAGAATCCAGTTGCAGTTGATTGGTCGGAACGCTTCCAGGGTGCCGATTTCATCTTTCCCTGCCGTAGTATTTGTAGACGGTGTGCAGGTAAGCCCTGCAAGTCCATCAAGGCGGTTCACCGTGCAGGCCTGTGTAACATCCGGATCAAGTTCTTCTACCGTATAGATTTCTCTCGTACGGCGCATAGCATAGTAGCGCTCAATTGCACTCTCTAAAGTGCCACCAGCTGCATTAATAGCTGCCAGCTGCTCAGCTGCTACGCTTTTAATCCCCTGTGTCTGTGTTGCTGATTCAGCCTGTACATTTTTAATTTCAGATGCACCTGTATTATTGATCTCAGTTTTTCTCGCATCGATTGTGTCGTTTATAGCTTTCTGAGACGCATCCACCATAGCTTTTTTTGTTGCAGTGATTTCATTTTTTATCTCCTCCGCTTTTGCATCTACGGATTTGTTTATGGTTTCTATTGCACTCGTTGTCTTTTCAGAAAACGTATTGTCCAGTCCAGCAATTTTATCATTTACATTTTTCTCAGATGTAGCAGCGGATGATGCAGCCTTTTCAGCCGCATTTTTGTATCCGGCAACAACATCTTTTGCATTCTCCGCATCTCTGGCCGAAGCTGCTGCTGCTCCGGCTGAGTTCGAAGCCGCCTGTGCACTTATTTCTGAAGCCTTTGCACTTGTCTCCGCCTCAGATGCTTTTTCTTTTGCTGTCCTGGCCGCTTCTTTAGTTTCTGTCACTAAGTTTTTGAAATCTGGGGTTGCTTCTCCTGGCACCGAAGAACAGAACCATCTGTCTGTACTTTCACCAGGAGATGGGCGCACACCAATTGTATCATCCTGCAAGCAGAGATATGAACCGCCACCATATGACACCATATCTAAATACTTATATGTTTCAGCGTCAGAATAACTTCCACGAGGATTTGGTGTAACGTTCCCCATGTCAGTCCACTGGCCACTGCCCGTTGATCTATTTGCCATTTAACCTCTTTCCCTCCATTTGTATTCCAATTTTGAACCGTTTAGTCGGAACTCTATGTCTGTTTCATCCGGATTATTCCGCATATACAAGCAAGGTGGCTCAATGCGAAACTCGACAAAGCACACATTTCCATCCTCGCCTTTCAGATCAGCTTCCTTTTCTTTTACATAAGCATCGATATCATTCTTCGCATCTTCTACCTGTCCAGGGATTCCCATTACCGCCTGTTCTGCCTGATGTGCATAATATTTTGCGTTATCCATAAGACTCTCCGGATCTTCTGCCAATCCGACAGCGAATCTCTCAGCCAGCTTTCCGTATTTCTGGACATTCATATTTGTTGCGTCAAAATATCTGAGAATCTGTTCAAAGTAGTTCTTAGCTTCCGCTACGGTATCGCCAGAAGTATAGCCGGCATTGACTACGATAATGGCAACTTTATTTGTTACCATGAAGTCTCCTGCCATTACAGAAACATAGCAAACCCCGGAAGTCTTAAAAAAGCTATCCGGGATATCACATCTGTCTTCTTCTAACAGCTTTGGCTCTTTCGTTCCTTCTGCGTTTTCAAACACAGCTGTTTTTGCCAGCCCATCCCAATCCGTAGAATGAAACTGAAATACTGCCGTAAACACATTTTTGATGCCTTCTGTTGCGAAAATATTCTCCGTTTTTGAAATCTTGAGGTTTTTGACATTAAAGATAACTTCTTGTTTTATCATTTAAAACACCTCTCTTTTTTACCACATTTTTCCGATATTATCGCTTTTTGTTATTTAATATCGAAAATCGTTATAAACTGCACAGCATATCCCATTCAGGTTTGCTGATAATGTTAAGTGCCCATTCTTCCGGTACATGATTCTCCATATGCTTGTCGATATTATTTTTCTCATAATAGTGATTCCAGAAATAAATATTTCCCAGCGCACGTGCTTTGTGCATATCGCAAATATAAGTTGCTCTTGCATCCGGTGTACCGAACACCTGATAGTTGTATGCAGTACACCAACTACAGCCTTCTGCGACAGGACAGTTAAAGCACTCGTCTGTGCTCTGTGTTCTCCTGTCAATTTTCTTCAAGCATTCTACGCGGCATCTGTCGCATTCCGTCTGGCAGATTCCTGTATCCACATCTCCTATACTATATGGTTCCTGCTGCCCCGCCAGAGAGCTTTCCATATATCTCAGACATGGATAGATAATTCCATCTGGATCAACAGCAAGCATTACGCCATTTCCACCGCACCAGTTTTCAAGGTCGTCAGGCTGCTTCGGGTGAAAGAAGTTTTCCTCGAACAGTGAAATGTAATAATCATTCTCCATATCAAGATTGTGTTCCAAGATATAGTCTGCAAGCTTCTTCAGCTGGTCATAAAAAACCGTTGCATGGATCATCTGCCATCCTTCTTCGTAGACGCAGTTTGCATTGATCTCGTTATATCCAAGATCGATCATGTGCGTAATTGCATCGTACACATGCATCACATTTGCAGGAGCTATCGTAACCTTGCTACCCATATATCCACCTTTGTTTACCCAATCTTTCGCCGCTGAAATTGCCAGATCATAAGATGGCCGCCCATCCGGAAATACCCGGCAGGAATCGTGAAGTTCTTTATTTCCGTCAACAGTCACAGAAAAAGACAGGCGCTGATTCCATTTCTGTAAAACTCTCTGTACTTCCGGTTCGAAGTAGCACACTCCATTCGAACATATGCTTCGTTTTCTTCATCTGCAGACAGACCAGGGAATCTTGATCTGAACTCCTGCTTATCAAATCCCGGAATGCAGGCTATATCAGCATATGGCGTACGGAGTACAGTTGGCGATGTTACTATATGTACATTTCCAGTATTTGCAAACATCTTGCTCAAAACTCTGAATTGTCCACCTCCATCATGATTCGGCGTTCCTCTCATTACGATTACTGCTTTCGCAACACCTGCCAATTTTGTGATCGTGTCTGTTGCAACAATCATTTCGTCCGAATATCTTACCGGACCTATCTGCTCCTGATGGAAAACATCACCAGAAACGCAAACAATGTCTGGTTTCTCTTCTTCTGCAACCTTAATCATATAATTAAGACAATTTACTGTATCCTGTGAACGGAGATTTACCCCGTCCACTACAGGACCTTTGAACTGGCCAATATGCCAGTCAGCTGTATGTAATATTTTCATCTGCGTCCGCCTCCTCTCTGGCATTTGATACACAATGGTTCACCAAATTTATTGATTGAATACTCATAAACCTTTTCATTTATGATCGTACCGCATCTGGAGCACTGAAAATCTGCAGTTCTGTCTTCCTCTGTTTGCGGATCCGGTTCATTCGGCTCTTCCTGTTCGGGCTGGGCAAATGCTTCCTGTTGAATTTCGCCCATATCTTCATCCGGAAGTTCCGAAGTAAACGCCGGATTGTCCAAGTCACCTTCATCGATAATATTGCTATCTGTGGCAAAATCTACATTCTTAACCTCAATCTGAGGCATTCCGAACATATTGTTTACAGAATTCATACCCTGCATCAGCATTGCCTGCCGGACCTGTGGATCTGAATAATCCGGAGAGAATATTACTGTTGGAATCGCGAAATTCTTTTTTAATTCATCCTTTGTGTAAGAGCCTTTTGTCCCAAGCAATGCTCTGATGACTCTGAGTTTTGCTCCTGTCATTGCTTTTTCGGCCCATGTCTTCTTTAATAAAGCCATATTTACTTTTACCGAACGTTCAACATATCGTTCTCTATCTGCTTCGTCGATAACATAAGCTTTAACTTTCTTTCCCCATTTATCTTTCGTATCAACCCAGCTTCCTTTAAATATTTCTGCCGCTGCATTTGCCGCTTTCTTGTCTGTAATCCCCTTAACCGCCTTATCAGAAAATTCTGTACGATACTTATCTTCTTCATCCTCAAGACAGATTTCTTTCTGGTCGACTTCCGATCTGTAAGTCCCATCCGCTTTTCTCATTGCTCCCTGTGCCTGAGCTCGATATGTGATACTATCAATTCGTCTACCGTATGTCTGATGTGGATTAAACTGAATACCAGCTGCCATAGCCAATTTGTTAAGAAGTGGTTTGGATAATGAATATGTATCCTGCCAGATATCATTTCCTTTGCTATCTGTTTTTCCAGTTTTAACAGAACCAACTTTAAAAATGTCGCCACTATTTTCGCTCAGATCAACTGCAACTTCCTCTACATGATATTTATAGAAAGGATTCAGTTGCACATCTGTTGCCGCAGGGACAAGCAAATTATGATCACTGTATGCTCTTATAACCTCTGATAAGCTTCCTGAAATTTCCTGCATGTACTTGATTACCTCCTAAATCTGTGATAAAATGACGGTGTTCTTTAAAAAATGAGGCCCAACCTGTTTTTTAAAGTTCTGACCCAAAAGCCTCGGATGCGGATTTATGAGTGCCGTCTACACTTCATATCTCCTTTAAGCATCTGGGGCTTTTAATATGCATCTCCTACAGCGAATCTGGTCAATGCGTATACCCACACCCACATGAGCGGGATTGCTATCCATTCGGATCCGAGTTCTGCGCTTCCCCTTATTGCGCAAAGCATATCGCTCAGATATCCGAAGAAGATAAGGCTGACTGCTGTAGGAACGATGTAAACCATCAACCTTTTCAAGAAGCGAATTCTCTTTTTTATTTTCGCTCTTTTCTTTTTTTTGGAATATTTCTCATACTCCTTCTCATTAAATTCTCGCACCACGGACAGATATATCCGTGTTTTGGAATCTTCTGTAATGTACTGATGTTCCACATTCTTTCGCACATCTTGCACTTTGCGTACATCCATTATCTTGCCTCCTTATCAATTAAGATCAATTCTTTGGCGATAACGCTCTGTAATGCGCATCTGTCCATTTCATGCCAGCTGATCGGCACCGGACTGTTATCCAGCGCATTTAAAATTCTCTCAGCAGTTGTATGATATTTCTTCATATCTTCTGTTGTAAGCAATTTCGCACCTCCTTCATCTATGCTGTCTTCTCTGCATCAATCTGGGTTACAAAAATTCCAAGATCAACACTTTCCATATTGTTCAGTTCCTCCAGAAGCTCTGCGTCTGATGTAATTCCATAGTTCTTTTTTAATTTTTCTTTTAATTTTTCTTTAAGGTCCATCAAAACACTTCCTTTTAATTATCTGAATCCGAAATATTAAGATAATCGCTGATTCTTCTTCTGATTTCTATGCTGGTATTCTTTCCATTTAAAGTTGATGAAAGATAGCATCTGGAACAGCCAAGTTCTTCGGCCAAATCATTGACAGAGATATCATTCTGAATCATTGCTATTTTAGCCTTCTTGCACCAAGGAGATAATTTCTTCTGCATCAAATCTCCTCCCCTCATTTCAAAGATTTTTCAATCCAGTTTTTCAGATTCTGAGTCACCTCATTAACCTCATCCAAGGTTGCTATAATCTTCTCTAAATCCGGCTTTTCGTCCTCTGTAATAACTCCATCTGCCGTAATATCCAGCAGGAGTTCTTTGGCTTCGTTGATCTTTCGGAATGAGCACAACGCCCTGAGTGCAATCCTATCAATATCCTGATTCTCGATCTTTGGCATTCCTTTTCCCAGAGGGCACATTTCCCGGCAATAATTACCTTTTAATTCAGGAGCTCTATAGATATCAGCCATCAGAAGCACTTCCTCCGGATAAGGGATAACGCTGCCAAGTTCTATTCGTGCAAGCCTTGTCCGGTCAACACCAAGTTCCTCAGCAGCTCCTTCGCGGCTACTTAACCGTTCGTTGAACTTTGCCGCCTCGTACCGTGCCTGACAAAACATATTACCAGCAGCTTTTGTAGCATATTTTGACATTTTTGTTTCCTCCAAATAGTTGTAAACTACTTATATAAAATATTTCTTATGACTATCGCTACACGAAACGTGTTGCTATTTGGCAAAAAAAATACTTATATCCGATTCTGGAAACGCATTTTTAAATTTAACAATAAAATTATAACTGGGCTTTCTTTGACCATACTCTATTTTTTCATAGAAAGAGGTTGATACCCCAATTATTTTAGCTATATCCATTGTTGAAAGTTCTTTTTCGGCACGGAATTTTGCTAAATTACTGTTTCTCATTTTGCTCTCCTTTCTACACGTTTTGTGTGATTTTATGTTTAAATATTACTACACATTTTGTGTAGTGTCAATACTTTTTCTACACATTTTGTGTTTTTTGTTTTTACCACACAAAATGTGTGGTAAAATGGATAGCATGGAGGTTCTTATGAAAGATATTGGAAAAAGTATCAAGTATTACCGTGGTCAATGTCACATGACCCAGAAAGAATTGGCAGAGAAATTGCGATTATCTCCAAGCACAGTCGGTATGTATGAACAAAATAGAAGGATGCCCGATGTTAACATATTAAGGGAATTAGCAAGTATTTTTAATATTTCTATAAATGACATATTAGGTGCTCCAGACAATACTAATCTTATGTATTGTAGCGAAATTACTAACCGTATTTTAAACCTTGATAAAAACTCTTCTAAAAACATAGAAGAATTAAAGCCTTTATTACAAACAGAAATATTGTATGGATATTGTACTAACTTAGATCTTTTCTTGTCTGATATCTATACTATTTCAGATTTTTATGGTGTTTCAGACGAATATATCATGGGCGGTTCAGAAATTGATAAGAAAACTTATAATGATTCTCTTGATGAAGTCGCCCAAAAATTTTTAGATGTATTTCTCGAATTAAATGAGGATAATCGAGACATTATCATCGGCGATATGAAAAAGTTATTAAAAGAGCAGAGGCGCGAAGAAGCTCTTTCTACTATAATGGTTCATAAACAAGCAAAATAATAAGCTTCGAGTGGTACCGAAGCAGGAAAGGAAAATAAACTATGAAAAAGAAAAGTATTATTATATTTCTGTCTTGCTGTTCCTTATTGTTTGCAAATAATAGTTCTTCCATATATATATTTGCCAAAGACGAATCTTCTTCTGCGTCAGAAGATAGCTCCGTCATAAATATAACTGAAGACAATTTAACTCCTGACATATATGACGGCAAAGACTATTCTGCCAAAATACAACGTACCTTTTACGAAAACGGTTATTATAACATAGAAATAATGATTGATAATAAATCTTCAGATTCTATAATATTCACCTTGGATAATTCTGATGTGGATGGTTTTCAAATTTCTATGGGGATGTCTTGCAATACGATAAATTCTGGTAAAAAGGGAGTTGTTAAATTTGGCTTTCAAGAACAAGAATTTACAGATTACGGAATTGAGGATTTTGATTATTTAAATACTGTTTTTGGCGTATTTGCATCTGAAAATGCACCTGCATATCCTTTATGTATAAAAAAAGAGGTATTTATGAAAGATTCTAATGGAAATTCAGTTTCCGTTTCATCCTCTAAATTGCAGCAAAAAATTGATGAGTTAAACAAAAAAATTGAAAGTCTTGAAACCGAAAATCAAGAATTAAAAGAACAATTATCAGAATATAAAAATGTTACACCAGAAAATCAAACATCTACCGAAATATCAGAAACGGTTCCTGCAACTTCTGATAATGAAAATGATCAACGATTGATGAATGCTGTCGTAATGACTGCCGATGTATATAATGGTTCTAATACGCAAATAATTGGTCAACGCGCATTCATTACCATTCCAAAGGAGGTATTGAAACAAATTTCGGAAAAAGGCTATGTCAATTTTCTTAATGCCAAAGTAAAGGATAGCGGTTACAATTGGTTTTCTATCATCTGTGATGATGGTACGGGGATTTGTTTCGCCGGTTCTTTTACTGGACTAGGAACATACGGAAAAATTAATAATGAAGGAAGTGTTACTGAAACTATTGGTAACATTTCAGTAACTGAAAATGGATATGAATATGAATCAATCAACTAATTGAAGGTTTTATATGAATATACAAAAACGAATCAAATCTCTCCGCACTGAATCAGGTCTACGCCAGTCTGAGTTGGGAAAAGCTGTAGGAGTTTCTGCCCAGGTAATCTCGAATATTGAGAGAGGCTATACCAAGCCATCCACCGAACTGGTTAATCGGTGCGCAAAATATTTCGGTGTGCCGGCAGATTATCTTCTTGGCCGGACCACTGAAAAATATTCTACAACAGAGCAAAAAGAAGCTCCTGCTCTTTCTGCAAAAATAAAAGACCGGATGGATCAGTTGCAGCTGAACCCGTCCGATCTGATCACTAAATCAGAAATTCCCGAAGATTCCTTTGAGGATATCATGACAGGAACAGTTATCCCAGGGATAGATGTTGCCGGCAGGCTCTCTAAAGCCCTTGATACTTCCATAGATTATTTAGTAGGGAATTCTGAATACAGCTGTGTCATTGCTTCAGAAGACGAACAGGATATCATCCTGCGGTACCGTCAGTTATCCAAGAAGGGAAAACGTATCTTTTTGGGAATGATGGAGAAGATGGAAGAAGAAAAAACAGAATAGTATATTTAACTGGGGAACCGTTGGGGTGTTATGTCAGCCGCCGGACACTTATGTGAAAGGAGGCTGGTGCTGATGGTTACATATGGAGATCTTTTTACCTTTGTAATTATGCTTTGTGCAGTTGTAACTCTTGTTATCAATTTAATGCATAAAAAATAGCGCCCCTGCTCTGGTAAAGTAAGGCGCTATTTTTTAGTTACTACTCTATCCGGCGGTCAGGTGTGCACTGACCAACGGTTCTCTTGTTAAGTACATTATATCTATTCATATACTTTTTGTCAAACAGATATTACATATATTTCAACAAAGGAGCATCCATATGGCACGAAAGAGAACTAATCTAATCGGCAACACTCCGTCTGTACGCGAAACAAAAGTCGCTATATATATTCGAGTTTCTACCATTCATCAGGTAGACAAAGACTCTATCCCCATGCAGAAAAAGGATTTAATTGCATACTGCCAGCTCATCCTCGGAACCGATAATTATGAAATTTTTGAAGATGCAGGGTATTCTGGAAAAAATACAGACAGACCAGCATTTCAGAATATGATGGGGAGAATCCGAAAGGGCGAATTCACTCATGTTCTGGTTTGGAAAATAGACAGGGTATCCAGAAATCTATTGGACTTTGCGGAAATGTATGAGGAGCTGCGTTCGCTACGTGTAACCTTTGTAAGTAAGAACGAACAATTTGATACCTCAACTGCAATCGGAGAAGCCATGTTGAAAATCATATTGGTTTTTGCCGAGCTGGAAAGAAACATGACATCTGAGCGAGTAACAGCAACTATGATATCAAGAGCTAACAGTGGCCAATGGAACGGTGGACGCATTCCTTTTGGATATAGTTATGATCCTAAAGAAAAAGTCTTTTTCATACGTGAAGACGAAGCCTCCATTTGCCGTGAATTAAAAGATCTTTATCTGCTTAATCGGTCACTTGCTTATGTCAGCAGAGCTTTGAACGAAAAAGGATATAAAACACGAGCTGGGGTAAGCTGGTCCCCTCATTCAGTATGGATCATCGTCTCAAGCCCTTTTTATGCAGGAATCTACCGATATAATCGATACAAAGGAGTAGAAAGCAGAACAATCAACCCGGAAGAAGAATGGGTTATGATTCAAAATCACCATCCGGCAATATTTACACTGGAAGAGCATCAAGCAATGAGAAGTATTATGAAATCTAACAAACGAAATATGGACAATCTTCCAGGAAGGGTTCATCTTTCTACAAAAACACATATCTTCCAAGGAATTATGTATTGTGATAAATGCGGCAGTAAGATGGTGTCTACCCCTGGCAGACTTCATGTTGATGGATATCGTACTTCAAACTACGGTTGTCCTTTAAGACGCAACACTAAAAAATGTAATAATCCTACTGTAAATGATATCGTCATAGGTGAATTCGTTATCAATTACATTCTGAATATGCTCAACGCCAAGAAAACATTTTCTACAATAAATACACCAGATGAATTGAACGCTGCTCTTTTATCCGGATCTGTTTTCTCCGAAGTATCTTCTGTTGAAGAAAATGGGCTTAATAGCTTTTTTAATCTCCTGTCAAGATATGGTTCTGACAGATCTTATATTTTTTCAGTCAAGAGCCCACGAAAGAAAAAGGCAGCTGTTGATCCGGAACTTTCAAAACTTAGAAAAGAAAAAGAAAAGCAGGAGCGAGCACTCCAGCGTTTACAGGACCTTTATTTATATTCTGAGACTTCCATGTCGGAAAAAGATTTTATCATTCGAAAAAGTGAAATCTCATCTCATTTAGATAATATCAACAGGCAATTGGGGCTTATGACGCAAGATCAAGCCTCCTTCCTTTCAGATGAAGAATTTATTAAGCAAGCCAGTCATTTACTGATTCAAAAAGAATTAAAAAATAAAAAATATATCTATTTCAAAAAACTGGTCAGCACTGTGGATCCAGATATTTTAAAAGCATATATGGAAACTATTCTCGACTCCATCTACACAGCCGACGGAAAGATTACTGCTATTACATTCAAAAATGGGCTAACTCATAGATTCATATATAAAGACAAGTAA